TTAATAATGAATGATTCACCATTTTCAACTCTTCCTATCAGATTATCAAAATCTGCTTGAAATTCTTCTATTGTAAACGATTGAAGGTCTTCTAGTTCTTTCATTTTCATAAAGTGATTATTAATCCGGGTGGAAGGTACTGCCCCCTCTTCGCTGCGTCCCAAACGCAGAGTTATACTTTTCTACTACACCCGGTTATTGTTTATATATTCTTCAATTAGAGGAGAAACTAATTGACGATATCTTGAATGAAACATTCTATGATGATTTGGACATAGAGGAATTAAGTTATTAGGATTGTTATTATTTTTATTACAATCCATATGATGGACTTCAACTATATGTTCAAATTCACAGATACAACATTTTTTGGAATGATATTTAAAACATATTTTTCGATATGCTTTATCTCCATCAAATCCGTCTTTATAATTTGGATTATTTTCTCCACTTCTAAAGTAAGTATTTGAACAGGAATGAGAGCATACTATTTTTTCTCTTTTTGCTCCAATAGAAGTTTCGAATAACTTTTTACATACCGGACATTCTTTTTCAATTAATTCATATTTTCTTGGAACTTTATATTTTGGAATTTCTACATCATAAAGTTTAGAAATTTTTTTAAGATATGCACGACAAGCACCATTTTCAGATAAACCCAATTTTTTTAAAACTTGAGCAGGACCGTTAGAACCTTTACAAGCATTTATAAGTTCTTCTTTAGTAGTGCTTCTTTTTTTCATATTAAAGTTAAAAATCCAAAACTATTTATATAAGTAATATGTTTTGGAATAAAATCAAATCAAATCACTTACTCCTTTTTCTATGTATGAACATTATACCAGCAAAAGGAACGACTGTCAATCCCATCCCACATAGAAAAAGAAAGAAAGGACTTGCTGCGAGTGTCTCAACGAGATGAAAAATCATCTTCCCCTCCAGTGCTTGTATTCATAATACATGTATTGGTCCACTTCGTCAAGCCCCTGTAATGGTCCAGTATCCTCTCTGTAAGACCACTCGATACAAAACTGTTTGATATCGTGATTATGTATAACAGAATGACCATGCATTCTCACGAAAGAAGACATTGCAAAGTTGTATCTCTTTTTAATGTGCTGTTCCATTGCCTTTATAGTCGTCGGAATCGTAGTAGTCTCCTTTATTTGTTCCAACATAAAGAGTAGCAATCACAAAAGGTATTGCAACTATAATCAATATTTTCCCTAGTAGATGTTCCATTACTGCTTATCCTCCATTTGCTGATAAGTACATCCTTTGAAATCTCTTATTTCATCAATTGACAATAAAAACATAGCAGTCAGACCCAATATGAAAGCAAAAATAACTTGTGGTAAATTATAGTTACAATCATTTGCTGTTGGGTCTTCTTCATCGTCGGGACGGTACACCATCACATTCCTCCGTTTCTAAATCCAACTATGTAACCAATAATAAGTCCGCACATAAATGCAATAAACATGTAGAGCATATGTGACAGAAACTCAATGAATATGAGCCAGTCCGTCGTCGTCATCGTCGTCTTCGTATGTTGATGGTTCTTCAAAAAGTTCATCCATTTTTTGCTGCAGAATTCTTTGCTGCAGTTCTTTGATATCCTCTTCTGTAAATTTTACCACTAGTAAAGGGTCTCCTGCTTTAACGTCGTTAAGTTCGGGGTGTTTTACTTTTGGACTTTTTGAATACCCATGATGAGCATTCATTATCATCCAGCCCTGCACAATCATTGTTAGGGATATTCCCACCAAGACCAACCAAGGAACTAAAAAGATTAGTTCAAAGTGATGTTGAGCCATGGAAATAGTGGCGGAATAACTCCTATCAGTCTCAACAATCCCTCAGCAAATAAAGCAAGAACAACCCAACCAACGCACATAGAAATAATGGAAGCATTCCTATTGTGCCTTCGTATAGCAGCATCAATCATCTCCTGAGCCTCTGATCTTGTAATAAATTCCTCTTGCTCATGCATCATTTTTCATCTCCAAGAAATTTTGCAAGAGGGTCTCTTCTAGTCTTTACAATTTCAACTGCTCTCTTATAGAACATGTTGTCAATATTACCAGACTCTTCAAAAGTTGCTTTAATCTTCACCCAATTATCATAAGTATGCTGATCCATTAGGATTTTGGTGATAGTACTACTATATACTATTCACGAGTATTATAAAGTCAACAAATTGTCAGTGTTTTGTAACACTAGGATACAGAAAACGGAATAAAATATTAAATTGGTATCTTATGTAACTAAAACGGAGAATAATGGAATCGAACCATCAGGCTATTAACCTGGCATCGTTTTCAAGACGATTTACCGACCATCAGTGCTATTCTCCATATAAAGTCAACGAATTTCGAAGTCTAATCTACGAACTTTACGTTGTCTTCTTGCCTCTTGCCAGGCAATATCTTGAGAGGATAACACACTTGTTTTTTGTGTTTCCTTTAAAGAGTTTAACATAACAACTCTAGATAAGTCAAGTGCTGAAATCTTATCACCACGAATTGTTGCCATATTAGGGCATCCACAAGTAACTGTTTTACTTGGATGACCTGTTATTTCTTTGCTGCAATCTTTGCATCTTATAGAAATCATTTTTCATTCCTTTAAATACGACCTTAACATCCAAACAAATTTACCATGAGTTTCAATTAAATCTTGAGCAATATTTGACGTAGTATATTGCTTTGTTTTTTCCGATTCTTCCACTACTGTTGTAAGAAGTTCAATTATTTTTTTATTATCAGAAAGTAACTGAGATACCATAGACCTATCAGTTGGACTTAATGATGCCTCTGGAATCTCAGATGTCTCAATAACTGTACTGATTGACGAAATAGCCTTCATGCGAAGATATCTCATGTGCTCAGTTAATCTATCTAACTCACCTTGCATTGTAGTGTATTGTTCACCAAATGCTTCATGGAGTTCAAAAAAATCAGAACCAACTACATTCCAATGATACACCCATGTCTTCTGCATTAAGCAAAAAAGACTTGTTTGTGTTTTATGTAATGATTGGTATAACTCGTTCATTATCTTTTTGAAATATTTATGTAATATGCCCGATACAGGTTCCGCCCCTGTCAATGCCTGCTTGTAAGGCAGGTCTCTTCACTAGCTGAGTCATCGGGCAAGTTTATCACACCTGCATGAACCATTCTATGACAATTAGAACATAAAAGAACGCATTTGTCAAGTTCTAATTTAAGTTTATCCCACCCAATACTATTGCGAGTTAAATTAAACTCTTTTATTGTTGGGTCTAAATGGTGAAAATCTAATGCAGAATAGTGTTTATCAAAACCACAGCAAATACATTTTCCACCCTTATATTCAACCATTTTATGTTTAGTTAAAACAAATCTTTCATTCCTATACTTATTGGCGCAAGACTTACATGACCATCGTTTTTTAGAATCATAAGTATTTTCTTCAGTGAGTTTTACACTGCAGAACTTACAATTATCTACATATTTTGGTGGTTTATAGGTTGTAAGATTATACTTTCTCAACCAGTGTCTTACAGAACCAGAACTTTTGTTGACAAGTTTAGAAATTTGTCGAATACTTTTTCCGTCAGAAACTAATTGAGATAGATAATCCTTTTCCATAATACTAACACATTTCTTATATTATTTATACTAGAAATGTGTTAGAACTCCACTCCTAGGTACTGCCCCTAGCAATCTCCGATTAACAGTCGGGCCCGTTCGCTTGCTCGGTCGAGTGGAATGTTCTACTACTTAGAACTTACAAAATCATTAATCGTCTCTGCTTGCTTAAGAACATCCTGTAGAGTTGGAAACTCTGGATAATCCATTTTCACAATATTTGCAGAATTTGCATTCCAATAACGAGCAGTATCCACTTCAATACTATACTGGTCATTCAGCATATTGTATGCTTGTTTAAAGATTTCAAAACGAAGTTCATAAGGTGTCATAGTTACTCTCCTGTGTGTTTGTGTGTATAAAGAACCCGAAGGTTCAGAGCGAGTGACGGGGATCGAACCCGTGACAAGAGCTTGGAAGGCTCGCATGTTACCGCTACACCACACTCGCATTTGATGGAGTAAGTGTGATATATCTCATAAGGATATAACAGTGACTTACCCTCTATCACTTTTATATATGGAGATAAACTCCAACAGGCAAGGTAGGACTCGAACCTACAATCGGCAACTTAGAAGGTTGATGCATTATCCATTATGCTACTTGCCCATATAAGTTGGGAATGCATAAGACGGTGCCTTATGTATATTACCAGAAGTGTTAGAGGACTTCCGAACCAACAAAACAATCATACCAGTTCAGGATTTGATTGTCAAGTCTATTATCTGATATCCACTTCTTGGTCTCCCCACCCCTCTTCTTCTAGGCAAAGGTAATCGAGTTCCTCAGTTCCATCTGGAATGTTTATCCACTCATGAAACTCATCAATGATTGCAAGAGCATTCAGTTGGTCAACAGCATTTCCATGTTGAGTAAGAGTTTCAATCTTTTCAATTGCCCAGTCACGAATCTGCACCACAGGTTCAATCTGTGTTTCCATAATAATCTTTTCGGAAGTAGGTTCCTCCACTATAGAAGCACTTGGTTCTTCCGTCAAGTTCTCCAAAAAATTTCTAATCAATTTCAAAAATCCCATAAAGCAATTCTATTTTTTCTTTGGTTGTGTTTTTGTTCTTTTTTCTTTACCCGATTTAAATGTGGGTGAAGGATTTTTTACAACATTTTTATTTGCCACATCTTTGTCAACTACAACAAAAGGTTTTTTTCCTTTTAAATTTCTATATGCACTTGTTCTTGTTCCTGCATTTGGTATTCTAACTGCAGTTTCGCCTTTATCTAATGCATTAGTTCCCGATTGAGATTTGGGTTTAATATCCATTGTTTTTACTTTCTTCGCAGGAACTCTCATAGTTATTGTACTACTTCCATGTACATTTGCTACTCTTCTATTAGTAGAAGTATATACTCCAGGACCATAAGCACCAGCAGAACCAGAATTTCTAAATCCAGATTGTTGAATTGATTTTTTTGCTTCAGGAGAAGTTCCGTGATGAAGTGTATAAAATTTTATTCTTTTTGCTTCTGTAATAAATTCTCTAAAAGTTTTCATTTCTACTGATACTTTTTAGGTATTTATTAATTTGCACTTATAACCTTTGTGATGTTTAAATTTTCCCTTTGCTACATTACACATATTTGAAGCATCAATTCCTTCACTCTTACAAAACTCATTTAATCCTTTAACAATCAAAACTTCACCATTAGGTTTAATAACTTCGTAAGTTTTCATTTGGTTTGGTTGAAGAACTGATTTCCCTTTCTTTGCTTTACTAATTTTATCTCTAACTTCTTTAGTTCTTGGAATACCTTTCAAATCATTACCAAGTTTTTTGTAGTGTTCATCAGGAAGATATTTTACTCCTTTTTTGGATTTGCTAATATTTTTCTTCCATCTTTCAACTTCTTCTGGTTTTTCTTTTAACCATTTTTGATATTTTGTTTTGGCAAGTTCTATTCTTATTTTTTCTGCCTCTTCTGTTTTCCCCGCAAGCATACAATATGCAAGTTTATCTTCCAACCTTCCATATACTTCCCACAATCTTTTATGAACTTCTATATGTGCCCAATAAGGCAACTCTATAATATTTTCTTCACTATCATCCCCACCCATATGTCTTGGAACAATATGATGTTTGTGTATCATAGCAATTAAGATGTTAGAATTATACTTAATTATTTATCAAAGTAATCTTTTCTAAAATATCTTGAAAGTATATTTGAGTTATAAAAAGCAGGTGTTCCATCCTCTAATGCTTCAGTCAAAACTCCGTTGACGAACAATTGTCTGGTCTCCTCAAAGTTTGTTTTGCCCTTTGTTTTATGTAATGATAAGATAGTTCGACTAAAATTTTCTCTGCCAAATTTGTTAATATCTTCTTTAAGTTCTGGACAAGACCCATAATAGTTTTTCCAATCAGATTCAGATTTTACCTTTCTCTTTTTCCCCTTTGGAGTTCTAAAGGACCAAAAATACTTTCTCCCAATGTACTGTCGTTGGTTGGACTTATTGGTAATGAGATAAACAAAACCAAAGTAATCCCCAATATCAGCACTGGTAAAAGGAACCTCATTATAGATCCAAGGATTATCATAGTCAATACCTATACTCATCAATTATATCAAGCACCTTGTTCAGATATTTATGAGCAAGGTCCTTAGGGTTA